GATAAAAATGGCATACCCATTTCATCCATTGTCTCTTCTTCTTCTAAGTTTTCTGTTTTAGAAATAATCTCTACATCTTCATCAGCAAGAAGTGATTGATATTCTATCTCTGTTAAATTTTCATAAGTTTCTTTTTTTTCTTCAACAGCTTCATTCCAAAATACTTTAACAAAACCATTCTTCTGAATCAGAGCATCTTTGAACCAAGTATGTAATGTCATAAAACCAGGATTATCTTTCATCAAAATATGATTACAATAATCGGTAGCTTGTTCAGCAGTCTCTACATCTTCAGGGCCTACAGGAACAAACTCTACAATGGATTCACCCGCAGTAAAAATTCTCATTAAAGAAGGCAATACACTTTCGACAACTTCTAAAGTATCTTGAGAAGTAACTTGAGATCTTCCTTCGATTTCATTACCATAAGGTTCCCCTAAGTAATACTCTAAAAATTTTCTTCTTTGTTCTGTGAGTTTGCCACCATAATAACCGAGAGAGTTATCAACCTCTTGGCTAATCATGGCCTTTAATTTAAAATCATCCATTATACTATTCCTATAGATTTATATTCTATTTTTCTGCTCCATTGTTTTGTTTCATTTAGTCCAACTGCCATATAACGAAAAGCATCCGCAGCATGAGATGTCCAATCGTGTTGTGGTCTGTTTTTCACTTCGCCTTTATCGTTTGTTGCCCATCGATATTGTCTCAAGGCATCTAATCCATCTTTCGTTGTTTCGTAATTAAAGTAACATCTAGATAATACCATACGTACTGCATTAATTCCGTCATCCACTGACATTTTTGGTACAATCGATGTCACCATTCCAAGTGACTGAGCAATCTCTAGTCGAGATTTACCTGTACCCAGTTCTCTCACAGATGCATCGTGAGGGAAATAATGGGTATCATACACATATCCTTTGTCTCTAAGGATAGAGGAATAGTATTCTAAACTTTCCCCAGAATCTTCAAAATAGTCAATAATGTGGATCGCATGGCCTTTTTGTTGAACAAACCAAATCGCTGTTTTATCAGCCATCCCCAAATCCCAAAAAGTGTCAACAGGTATAGTGCTGTCATAAGGTATCTTGGTTACTCTTCCTTCTTCATCACATTTGCCTAATCCTTGAGAGTAAATAGCTCCTATAGCATTAGATTCAAAACTACATTCATATTCTGCCTCATAGATCTCTGGTGGCATCATCTTCTTCGCTTCTAGTAGTTCCGATTCTTTGATGATCTTAGTCTCAGAGGCTTTATACATACCAGCAAACCACCCTTCGGTATGTCTAGCATGATCGTATAACTGGTAAAAAGCATTATGTCCAGTGGGTGTACCAATCGCAATCATCCAACCTTCTCTATCCGATAAGGCAGGTCTAATCACTTCAGTCCAGATTTTCGGTGGCATTTGAGCAACCTCGTCTAGGATCACACCATCGATATAGAGTCCTTTAAGGGTATTTGGTCTTTCACAACCTAATAACTGGATTCTCCCACCATTAGGAAGATCAGCCCTTAATTCGGTCTCGTGGTACTCCATATTCGGTAATACAGAGGTATAATACTTGAGATAATCCCAAGCGATTCTTTTTGCCATACTGTACGTAGGAGCAATATAATAATATCTTGGTCTAGGAAGCTGACATTGTAAGCACTTCTTGATTAACTCATTGACTGTGAGGACTGTCTTTCCGAATCGTCTGTGACAGACCAACACATTAAATCGTTTCATCCCACTGTGAATCTCTTTTTGAAGATCTCGTGGTTTGTAGGGTATTGTTATTTTCTTCATTAAATGACCATTGTTCAGCCATAGCTTCTGCTATACCTGGATAAAACTTACTTCTTTCTTTTCCTTTTCCACTACCTAACCACCAAATTCTTTTAGATATTTTATCTGGTAATTTTTTTGTCTCTTCTAAAACGTTATTTGTTTCTTTTAACTTTGGTAGGTTCTTTAACCATAAACAGGTTTTTTTAAATTCTGTATGACCAAATTGATAAGGATGAATCATTTGATCTGATTTACGAATATAGGAAGATATAACCGATACTGGATTCTCTATCGCTATTCTAGGAATAGGTGCATCCATTAATTTCTTAACAAAGTCTAGAGCATCATTTCTCAAAGACATTGGTTTTTTACCTTCAGTAAACCATCGAGCACCACTAACGGATAAGTGTGTACAAGGTGGATGAGCAATCATTAAATCCCATCCTTTGTCTAAATGTTGTAAGACATCGCCTTCATAATGATTACCTGGACTTTCTGTCGGTAATATATCACAAGACCACGCATCATGTCCTTTTGCTGTAAAAGCATCTCGGACTATACCTGAATATTCACAAGCAACTAATACTCTCATAAAAGTATTATCAGTACATTTTAGAATTTTTCAACTTTTATTTTCTAAATAATCTTGTATTCGTTCTATATCTCTGCCCTTCACCTGACCACGCCCTTTGGTGTCCGATGTCGGCTTATATTGAGCTAGTTCTTCAAAATAGTTCGTAATTGTTTTCTTTGTCGTTTTGTTTGTTTTCTTTGATTGTTTCTTTGCCATAATGTTTTCCACATACAAAATAGTATGCTCCTTTGTCGTTGATACCAAAGCTACCATATTTATCGCAAATATGACACCTTCTGTACTTCATGTTTTCTAGATGATTCCAGTTAAAGACTTGGTGACTATTATATCGTTTCAAAATACCCCTAAAAATCCGTTTTAAAGCCCATACAGCTATATCTTACCAAAACCCGTAGAGAATTACTACCCCCTATTTTTAGAACCCCCTATCAAGTGCTAGTGCTTAAAAACCGTAGAGGATTGGTTTTGTGTTGAATTGGGATGTATAGCTATAATTATTACCAATATGGGGGTGTTTAGGCCTTTTGTTCGTAGTTTGTACTTGTTGCATAATGTTCATTATAGGAACTAGGGTTATATTTAGCTTAAATATGGGAGAATGAGGCCTATTTTTGAAAACTTATATAGATCAAACATCTAAATATTAGTTTTATATATAACCTAAACTATTTTTATTTAATATCAACCTTTTTATCAGATACCTGGATTAAGACCTCAATCTATTTATATCTATATCTCTATTACTTCTCTATCTGTTTATATTAATTGTATATTCTTTTATGTATCTTTTTGTAATATTTGGAATGGATCAAACTAGGCTTTATTTCTCTAATCTTTAACAAGTAAAGAATTACCCCGCCAACCAGCTAGAATTGAATTAACTAGATGCGACATAATTGACCATTTTTTTATTGACATAGATTTTATTATTTAATAAATTTTTACTTGAAAGAGAGAAAAGACAAATGAGAATAAAACTAGATAATAATCAAGTTAAATGGATAAGACAAGCTCTTCAAAGAGAATATGCTTACTATTTAAAAAATTATGGAAATGAGAAGTATAACTCATACACCGATCAAGTACATAAGTTATTTGCTCAGTTCCATGCTCTTAATAATAGAGTGAATAGCTCAGAAGTAGTAATCATAAATAATTAAGTTTAAATGATAGCCTATTTATTGGGCTATCACTTAGGCTTATACCTAAGAGAAAAGAGAAATAACAAATGAAAGACACAATTACAAAATATCAATTTGTCAGTGAAATGGCAAAAGAAGAACATGGCTTTAGCCGACTTGGTGCTTTTGCTCTGTTCGACTATTTAACAGAAATCGAAGAGAGTTGCGATACTGAACTAGAGTTCGATCCTATTGCCTTTAGATGCGATTTTGATGAGTATGAGACTCTTCAAGAGTGTTTAGACCAATATGACAGCGTCAATAGTCTAGAAGAATTGCAAGACAGAACTACTGTTATTGAAGTACCTAACAGTGAAGCAATAATTGTTCAGGCTTTTTAAATAATGTTTATGCAAGGATTAAATGGCCTAGACATAATTCTAGTAGTTCTTTTTATTTATATATCTTATAAACTTATTAAGAGATATAAGAAAGAAAGCGAGGGCAAACAATGACTATATATTCAAAAAAATATGAACTTGTTAAATGGTGTGAACTAGATCAAAAGAGCATCAAAAAAGCCGAGATTAAAAAAACTAAGTTAGAAAATCAAGGCTATATATTAATTAATACTGTTGCTGGATTAATTAATAGTTCATTAGAGTATAAGAAGGCGGGCCAATAATGAGTAAATACTATTGCGAATATTGTCAAGAACAAGAACTTAAAGAATATATTATAAATTCTTTGGGTGATGTTTTTTGCAATGAATATTGTAAAGAACAAATGCAACAGTTTTATAAAGGCAATTATAAAATTGTAGAAAAAAAGATAGATAAAATTTTATCTAATAAAGAAAGCGAGGAATAAATGCAAACTGAAACAGATAGAATTTATAAAACTGCCTTAGTCTATGCTTGTTATGGAAGTGGGCCAAAAAAAGTAGATGAAAATCTACTAGAAAAAATGTTGAAAGATTTTTGTCTATTGTCAAATGAATACGGATTTGACTATAAACAAGAATTTAAAAAACTATTAGAAAGCGAGGAATAAATGATTAAAGATGTCGAGAATATAGACAAAGAGATATCTTGGCTAACCTTTAAGGGGTATTCAATAAGGTTAGAAGTATCTAAAGAGTTTACTAATAACAATTTAGTAATCACAGTAAATCCTAGCAGTGAAGAAGATTACACACATAAGCTAGTAGTAGAAAGGAAGAATAAATGAACTATAACTTTAATCACATCATAAAAATATTAATCGAGGTACATGGCTGGGAACAGATACCCTTATACAGAGGTAAACATGTACTTAATTAATCTTAAAAAAGAAATCATTAGTGAGGATATGCCTCTCAAAGAAGTTCAAGATTTATTTAAGAACTTAGAGAATAAAGACTTAAAAAACCTTGTTATATGCCTAGATAAAAACCACGCTACCGAGTTTGTTAAAAACCAGGTAATAATTCGAGGTGGTAAATTATAAAATTATTATAAAGCTCTTTGAATAGGGCTTTATACTAGTTTTATGACTAGTAGAAAGAGAGAAATAAGATGTTAACTTTTGACAATGCTAAAATAATCCAGGTAAGTGAGGAAACAAGAACTTACAACAAGAAAACAAAGAAATTTGTTGACTTAAAGAAACCTAAAATATTCCGTAAAGTTCTCTACGAGGGTAGTTTTTTCGACTTAGGTGAATTTTATGAAAATGTAAAGTTCTTTACTGAAAAGACTTTCGGATCTAGTGATCGCATAGAAGTTCAGTTTAATAGCTCTATTGAATTATGATTAAAAAAATAAAACCAATAGTATTTTTAATATTGCTTTTCATTAAAGCTATGTTATTTGGCAGTAAAAAATAATCTTTAAGGGCTAGTTAATCTGGCCCTTACTTACTCCACTCAATAGAAAAGGATTGATCTCCATTGGTGAGGGTAATTCTATCTTTACTATCTCCCCACATGGTACTAGCGGAACGAGACGCTTGCCATTGAATTTGTTTTTGTAAAATCTCTAGGCCCTTAATGGTACTCATATTTAATTTAGTATCATTTTTGACTGACTCTTTTAAATCGTCTAATAGGATATTGTATTCAGAGACTTTAAAGTCGGCTCCAGCGTGTCTGGCTTGTTCATAAGCCAATTTTAATTTGTCATCATTAAAGACATGGGTATAAAAATTACTCCATGTTAGCTTACATTGTTTGACGGCATCAGTCGGATTAATTCCTTGACTAATTAAAGTAAAGACCTGATCGATTAAAGTTTTGGTGTACTTAACAGGCCTACCGACTTTTCTAGTGGATAGTTGTGTTTTGGTTGACATCTATAAAATCTATTTCGTGTTTTTCTGATAGGTCTTGAACAAAATCAAGTGCTTCGTCTTTGTAATGGAAGTTCCCCACGCTGATTATCACACTGTAAGTATTATCGTGGTTTTGTAGTAGCATAAATCGTTGTTGAACTAACATACTGTCTAATAACTTGTCTTTGTTTTT